TAGCCGGTAGTCTCCACATATCTGCTTTTGGATCTAGTCCTCTTTCTTTTGCAGCTTGAATTAGTTTAGCTTCATTTTTTCCCTTTGATAAATGATGCCAAGACAAAGTATTTAGTGTGTATGAAAATCTATTCTCATCAATTAGTGATGATGCAATCATAGTATCTACTACTAAACCGTTGATATTTATACCTAATTTACGTATCCAACATACGTCATACATTGCGTTGTGAAATATTTTTGTAGCAGGAGATGCACATACATCTTTGAACCACTCTATAGTTTTTTTCCTATTCATGTTAGGTCCATTCTCATGTGCAATGGGGAAGTATCCTTTGTATCCTTCCACAGCTACAGCGAAACCTACAATCTCACCTTTACCAATTACAGACCCCGAACCTTTTGTTTTTAATTCTGGATCTCTTGTTTCTAAGTCAATTGCAATCTCAGGGTAAGATCTAAGATCAGGATATTCTGTTGGCATTAGCCATTCTGTGTCTGGTAGTATCATAATTTTGGCTCGTATATATGTTTTTCTTTTATTAATTTGTTTAGCTTATCTTTGTTTGAAAATGCATAAAGAGCTGCATTATGATCTTCAGGATAAATTTCCCAAATTACGTCATCTCCTTCTAATCCTAAATATATTTCTAAATGAAATTTATGTTTAGCAACTACAATATCTTTTTCTATTCTATTTCTTTTTGGCATCTTCCATATCTTTCAAGTGTTCTATTTCTAGATCACAATAGTGTTTTATTTTTTGTAAATCTTCTATTGCTTTACCTTTAAATAAATATCTACAAACATATTTAATTACGTTTGCTTGAAATGGATTTAAAGCATTTTTTCTAATAAAAGTCCACGGTTGAATAAAAAATTGCTTATAGTGAGATCCTCCTATCTGTTTGTCTTGAGGAAATGTTTCGTTAAATATATCTTTATTTGTCATAGTTTGTACTCATTCTTTTTTAGTTTTCCTTTTAGTTTATATAAATTATTACGTGCTCTAGTAACTGCTACATACCAAACACGATGTTCTTCATCTGCCTTGTCTAAATTTTTTCTCATAGATTTTTTTATCTTTGGACTAAGATCTAAACAAAGAATTACATTATCTTCTTCTCCTCCTTTTATTGCGTGTATCGTTGATATCCATATTCTTGCATTATCGTTTAAATTTTCACCGTTAGTAATCATGTTTCTTATGTAATTTTTTTCATCTTCTTTAGCTTTTTTAAAAGCGTCAAACCAATCTATGCTTTTATCTTGTGGTTCTTCACCAATAAAACTAATTATATCTTTCATATCTTTTTCTTCTACATCTGCACCTGATTGCCACTCTGTGTAATTTAAAGCTGCCTTATATAATGTAACTCTAAAACTTTTACCTTTGTTACTTTCAAAGTACAAATTTCTTTTTATTAATTCATCTTTTATTTTAGACAATTTTCTTATGGTCCTAGTTAATATTAACCACTTACCTTTTGTTAAATCTATTTGGTCTAAGTTATTAATACGTTGACACTCGCCTTCAAAATCTCTCGGTAAATAATTTTTAGTTTTTCTTAAACCCATAATATTTTCTATTGGAATTTGAGATTGTTCTTGCACAGCTTTTGAAATTCTTTTCGAATATTTTAATACTTTTTCTTTTGCAGGTTCATTTATAAATCTATCTACATCTGCTCCTGCCCAGGCAAATATCGCTTGGTCATCATCGCCTGCTAAATAAATATCTTTTGTATTTTGTTTTAGTTTATCGAATAGTTTCCATTGAAGTGGTGATAAATCTTGAGCTTCATCAATAAATATTACATCAAACAAAGGTAAATCATTTTTCTTGATAACTTTATTTATCATGTCATTAAAGTCTAATAGACCTGTTTTCTTTTTGTATTTTTTTAAATTAGTATCTATGTATTTTAATGTTCCCCATCTTACTTCTTTTGAGTTATGTTCATTTCTATCGTATTGTTCTCTAATTTTTATATCTCTATTCATTGCTCTACCTATCAATTGAAAGTGAGGATTATCACAGTGCAAATAGTTTATCTCTTCTTTGTTATATTTATCTTGATACTTAACTTTTATGTTTAGTTTCTTTCCAAGATCTTCGTAGTGATAAGGTTGCATAATATTTTCTTCACTTAAACCTAGTTGATGATAAGCAAAAGAATGTAGTGTCTGAAAGAATGGTATCTTACTATCATCTACAGGCATTCTTTTTCTAGCTTCAGCAGCAGCTTTTTTAGTAAAAGCAAAGTAACCTATCTTGTGACTAGGTGTTCCTGTTCTCATATAAGCTTTTGCTCTACTAATTAATCTATGTGTCTTACCTGTACCTGGAGGTCCATAAAATTTATAAATCATACTATCTCGTCTTCGCTTTCCATTTCTTTTTCTTCTTCTATATCTTCTTCTTTTTCAAATTTATATAATGGTATTTGTACACAACCTCTGACCCCTGGCCATGGTTTTCCATCTTTGTCCTTACCTGGATATCTTTTTCTAAGATCAAATTGAACTTCTTCGTCTCTTTCTTTTTCTCCTTTTTTAACTTCAAATATTTTTCCAATCATATGTGAAGTTCTTGATATATCTTTTTTCCATTCCCTTTCTTTTATAAAATCAAAAAACTCATCGTAAACAAAATATGCATATTCTTCATCTTTAAGAACATTGCCAGATTTAAAACTATTGTACCCTGTTGCTTGAGGCCCGTTTATATATTCCTCTAAATGTTTCTTTAATATTTCAAGAGGTCTAGTTCCTTGTGCAGGTTGAATTACATCTATCTTACTAAACAAAGCTTGTTGTATTTCATAGAACTCCATAGCTTTAATAGGAGGTGGGACCATATCTGCTTGTGCCATGATTAGCCCTCTTAGTTCTCTTTGATCTTTTATTTTATTTACATCCTTTGCATGCACAGGAACAGATTCACCATCTGCTCTTTCTACTGTAAAATAAAACTCAGGGTCAGGTTTAAAATCTATTTTTTGTAAACCCGTCAGCGCAGGCCAAGATACTTTCTTATCAGAAGCAATACCAAATTTTCTTTTTACACATTCTGATTTTATACAGACACTATTGATAGGATCTTCTTTACAAGTATGTCCTTTTGTTTCCTTGTCCCAACCAGTTATTTTTTTCTTAACATGGTCATCTGTCCAGTTTGAATCAAAGTCAAAATAATTTCTAGCTGCTTGTAAAATTTTACTTTTCCAATTGTCTGGATATTTCTTTTTAGCAAAGACCATATAGTTGTATAAGAATCTGTCTCTACCATCATTCATTTTTTCTTTAGATAATATTTCTAAACAAGGTGGGCCATCTTTAAATTCTTCTGCGCCACCTGTAAGTTCTGATTGTATTATTTTTTCTTGAATACTTCTTAATTCTTTGCTTGTAGTTTTGTTTAAATAAATACAATTTAAAAAAGTTTCAAAGTCCATCTCTGTGCCATCAGGTTTGATTGCAGTTCTTTCAGACTTATTAAAATATGGAAGATTTATAAAGTTACCATTTATTTTTTCGCCATCTGTATTAGATCCCAACTTAGTTTGTTTAGGAAATATTTCTGTTGTAATAGGTAGTTTAAATAAAAATAAAACTTGTTCTAAAAATTCTTTTATCTCTGTTGCTTTTACAGGTTCTTTTGTAAATATGTATAGATGCAGACCGCCACTTTTTGATTTAATAGGAATTAATGGTAACTCTTTTT